CTGAATTGCTTGCACCTACTTTGGCATCCAATAAAGACTTGATAGCTTTTCCTTGTTCCTTAACAATTTTGTCAACTGATTCAGAACGCTCAAGCATTGCTTTTGTTTGTGAAGCAGCTAATGATTTCAGTTCTTCTTTTGTTGCTCCGTTTTCAATTGCAGTTTCCATAGTTTTGGCAATTGCAGTTAAATAATCAGAATAAAGTTCCGCACTTTCTTCTGCTGTTTTTGTTGCGAAATTTTCCTTAGAGATACTTTTAGTTTCTAGGAATGCCGCAAAATTTAAAGTTTTCATATTAATGAATTTTAAAATTGTGATAAATAAAAATTTGATAATTTCTGCGGCTTCTCGACCTCTGGAAGTGTTTTATCAACGGCTTCACCTTCTTGAAGTGCCTTATATTGATTGCAAAAATGCAAAAAATTCTCTTTAGTTGGATTGGTTTTGACTTGTTCGCTTAGTTCATTCAAAGCCTCAAAGTCATAAGTTTTAGTTTCTAGTGTCGGGGTCAATTCGTTTGAGCCAGCAATTACACAGCTAATCTCAATTAGCTTTGCCTCTGTTACTGCCCAAAAGAAACCTTGCTCCTCAGCCTTTTCTAAATTAATTACTTCGTCCTTGTATTTATTCCAAGTAGCATACTCTTCTTCTTCTTCTGGGTCATTTACAGCCAAATCAATTTTAACGTATTGCATACCTACAGAATGCTGGTTAATTGAACCGTTCAAATAGTCCTTGAATATATTAGGATTTCTTTCCTTTTCTATTCGTGTGTCCATTAATAAAGCTGTGGTCGTTCCTCCTGTTTTTAAGCCTACATCAGCCCAAGAAACTTCTTTTTCATAAACCTCTAAAGGTGTACCAACTTTCGCGGCTAATTCGTGAACGTGGTCGTGCAGATGTAAGACTTTTGTTCCGTTTTCTTTGATTGATTTAGAGAAAATTCCTTTGAAGTGTACATCATCGTGGCTATCCATAAATCCGTAGGTGTTCCCGACGATTGTACGATATATTTCGGTGTCTGTATCTGGAGTATTAACATCCGCTTTCGTTGTTATTTGGGCTTTTGTATCAAAGCTAATAATGTCACCTTTTTTTAATTGGGCTTTCTTCAGCTTAATAATTTCAGCTTTGTTTTTTATGAGTTCTTTGATATTCATTTCCGTATGATTTTCTTATTTTCAATCGCCTTCTTTTTAGCCTTTAATGACTTACTTAGCTTTTCCTTATCAACTTTAATAACCTTTCTCTTATCGCTCATTTTGTGTAGTTTGTTTAGCAGGTGCGCTTGCTACATTCATTGCTGGTTCGTTAATTTCCTCTAAGCCTATTTCTGCTCTCGCCTCATTTGGTGTTATTATTCCAGCTTTTACATCTTCTCTGGCTTCTTTTCTTCGCTCTGTTGGTGTTGGATTTAAAGCATCAATTTTGGAAATCTTAACTCCTAAACAATAATCACCAAATTGACTTAAAAATTTACGCTCATAAGCTGCGGCAATCTTGTAAAAAGTAGGAATGTAAAGTTCTGAATACGCTTCTTTCTTTGCTTCTTTTACGTTGTTATAAGTAGCTGTTGCGTTATCGTTTACTAGAACGGAAGGCAAACCCCAAACCGCAGAAAGTTCACGAATCAATTGAGTTTTATTTTCAATTGTTTGCATATCGGTTGACGATGCGTTAAGCTGCTGAACTGTCACAGGTGTTTTAATAACGTGAACACTATTCATTTTATCCGCTCCGCCTATTACCCTGTTCAAAGCCTTTTGCAAGAATGTTTGGTCTTTTGGTTGCATTGATTGACCTGCGTCACCTGATGCGCTAACCAAAGCAGAAACACCTCTGTTTTGAAAGTATTCGCTTAAAGCAATCTCAATATTATTTGAGGCGTTTAAAATATTCTGAGCAGCTTGTAGTGGGCTTAATCCATTTTTGTCTTGCAGTCCTGTGATAGTTGGGTTATTCATTGCAACGTGCATTACAAATTCAGGGTCTATTTTTTTAACAAATAAAGCATTATTGAAATCATAACTCTGGACATTGCTTAAAATACTACTATCGTAATTATTAATCTCTACATTTTGAGGCGGCAAAACAACCTGTCTACCACCCATAAAACCAACAGAATCAACATCATTGTAAATATAGCCTTCGCCTGTTAATTCGTAAAATGTCACCAATTGCTCCCAAAACTCATTAAAACTTTGATAGTCATTAGGCTTGTAAACGAAATCGTGAACGTCTCCGCTTGTTATTTCTTCGCCTGTGTTCTTGTCGTATATGTAAATTGGTAGGTTTGCGATGGCTACAGATATTCGTTTGACAATCGTATAAACAACAGCACTACCTAAATAGCCCCTTTGTATTGCCTCTTGGTCTGATATGGTAGAACCGTTTAATCCTTCGCCAATCTTAAAAAAATTGTTCGGAAATGCCTGTAAATTATCCCTTAAACGTCTCCCAAAATCATTGTATGACATATTTCTACCTTTAGATGCAAAATTAACGAAAAATTATGTTATAGCCCCCAAAGATGCAACTGCGTGTATGCATAGCCAATACCATCAATGGAATGATTATCCCTATCAACTGGTAGTTCTGCTCTCTTATTGCTCCAAACATAGCTATTTAACTCCTTTTCAATGTCAGGCGAATCATCAACAATGATAAGATATTCTTGCAGCCACCTCAAACGCTCCGCTACAATTCCAGCCCTTTTATATGCTTTTACTGCGTTATAATTTGCCTGCCTCAACTGGTCAATGTTTAATGGTTCTGAACTATCACAAACAATTAAGTCATCAGTTTTGCAGTTGGATTTTATAACGTTTAAAATATTAGGCATTGATAAATTAGAAGCATAGGCGATTTGCTTAACGTAAAGGATTTTAGCTTTTTTATCTACCGCTATTTTCGTGAGCGTAAAAGGGTCAGTCCAGCCCCAATCTAAGCCAAACACATACGGAAGCGAATCGTTAAATTTACCTCTTTTCCACCGTTTTAAGATAGCCCCTTCCAATGGTGCGTACTCGCCTTTACCGTAAACCTTCCACCTGTACTCGTCTGCTGTTCCTTCCTCAATGTTTTTTGCTGTTGGCTCGTAGCTTAAAATTTTATTGATAATACTTTGGTCTAGGAATGGGTTATGCTCGTAGGTTGATTGAAACGCTTGGACGTTTGTCCTTTCCTCCATTTTCTTATCACTAAGCCAAAATTCACCAGAAGGGTTAAAATCAAGCCAGCTATGTATTTTAGTTCTCACATAAATAGCCTCAAAAATCTCGAAACTGATACCATTAGCCTCGTTAAAAAATGAGTAATCTCTTTTACCGTTCTTCGCATCTTGTTCATTTTCATAAGAATTAAATTCAATGATTGAGCCGTTTTTAAAGTGCAGTATTCGGTCTGTTTTGTTATAGTATTTTATTGTGCTTTGGATAAATTCAGACGATGATATTATTGTTTGAAGGTCACGAATTGCCCCTTTTTTTAGGTTTGGTATATCTTGACCGACAACAGTAATTATAACATTTGGTTCTTTGTAGGCTTTTAAAGCCAGCACCTGCATAATTGAATAGGTTTTTCCGCTTGAAGTTCCTCCTCTATTTACAGTTAAATCTATTCCTTCTGGAATATCAAAATTGCAATCAAACAACATTGATGTTTCAAATGCTTTAATATCAGCCATTAAAAGAGTTTAAAATTTTCTTTTTCAATTCTTTCTTTTGCTATGTTGAAATAGTTTTCGTCTTGTTCTATTCCTATAAAGTTTCTGTTGGTGTTCTTTGCTGCAACTCCTGTACTACCAGAACCCATTGTTAAATCAGCTACTAGGTCTCCTTCATTGCTAAAAGTTTTAATTAAATCTTCTAATAATAATACAGGTTTTTGTGTTGGGTGGTGTCCGTCATAATCCTTTTTGTATTTTAGTATGTTGCTTTTGTATTTGTTACCTTCCCAAAGATTAAAGGTGCTTGCAAACTTATTTTTAAACTCATTATCTATTTCTTTAAGTTCTTCGTAAGGTATTTCAAAAAAACCAGTAGGCTGTAATATGTTTTTATAAATATCTTCTGTTGGTAAATGAAATTGTGCAGGTGCCCAATAATGCTCTAAAACACTTCTATCTCTATTACCTTTTTTATTAGTGTATTCGCTAAATAAGTGGTTAAATTGCTTATTAGTCATTCCACTTTTTTGTTTACATTCTTTTAAGTAGTTTCTTAAAGGATGTAAATCTTCTGTGTCGTGAGTTTTACTAAATATTAAAATATCTTCAGTAAAAGAAACCATATTTACATTAACACCTAAAGCAACTGCAAAATTATCTTTTTCCCAAGTTGCCCTGTAATTAAATGGAATATTTGGTATTGCTTCCGTTATTAGTTTAGTGGTGTAAGGTTCTTGGCTAAATAAAATCATTTTACCGTTTTTTCTTAATATTCGGTTTGCAATCTCATAAACTTTTTTAGGTTCAATTGCTAAATCCCAACCGTTAATACCTAACTTTCTGCCACCATCAGTATTCATATTACCATAAGGCAAATCCGTCAATATCAAATCAACACTTCCACTTTCTATTTTATCGCTTTCAATAAGGCAATCACCTTTGTATAATTTAGTCAATTTCTTTGCCTATTGATTTGATGATTACATCGCCTGTTGGTACAGTTATTTCTTGCTCCGTCTTATCCTTCCAATCCATATTTTTCAAGGCGAAAATTGAGCCTGTGGATGCTTTAGAGCGCAGTCCTTTCTCGTAATCAGATTCAATAATAGTCAATGCTCTTTTTATAGGGTAAGTAAACTTATTGTTTTTTTTGTAGTCATACAGACTTTGTCTACTCTCAAAACCTAGAAATAAAGCTAACCCAGTAATGGTTAAAACCTCACCGTTTTCTTCTTGTTCTACTATCCAATCAAAGTATTCGGAGATTCTCTTTTCCATCTCCTCAGCAGTTTTGTAAAAAGGTGGTCTTCCGCCTGTATTACCTAATGCAAATTTGTTTCCCTTTGGTGCTGCCATTTTTAGCTTTTAAAATATTAAGTAATAAGCAACTGCTACTATCACAATACCAACAAAAACCGCTACTATTTTGGTAACGGTGTTTATTGCGCTTTCTAGTCCGTCTTCAAAATCATTCATTTCTTGAAATTCTTTCTCAGTCATAATACAAAATTAATTTATTTACGCATTACTTTTTGCTCCACCTTTACCGAAGCTGTGTCTATATTTTTAGTCTTGTTTTTGGAACGTT